TATCAAAGTAGTAGCGGTGTTGAGTTTCTAAGTAAACTAGATCCAACACAAGAAAAGATATAATCAAGTACAATCTTTTCTTGTGTTGGATCTAGTTTACTTAGAAACTCAACACCGCTACTACTTTGATAAAGCATCCAAGGACTAATTTTACCAGTCGTTACTGCATGACAAATTTTATAAGCATTACCAAATCTAAGCAAGTCATGATATTGTAGATTATATTCTGGGGCTATTTCCATACAGTATTGAATACCACGCTTGATTGCATCATAAGCATCTTCCGCTTTCAAATACTCAATTAAAAACTTATTATAGTTTGAATCAGAGCACCAATAATCTATTTTGTGATTATCTTTCAACAACCAATCACAAAATCTACTTATGTTGATACAGTTAACATCAATACAGTAGTTACCAAACTTCATAAAAGCACCATAATATGGACTCTTTATAAAGTCTTCATATGTCTTTGCTTTTTTGCTTGCACTTTGTTTGCGAAAGAAATCAACAAAACATTGAAAAGCAATACGGTTACTTTGTTTGTCTTTATCTAACCATCTGCGTTTTGGCTCACAAATATGACGCATGAAATTGCGTTCTTGTACAAAACTACGTTTGCAAAACTCGCAACTTAGTTTAGTATCAATTTCCTTGGTCTCGTTCATAATTTTTTATATCTTGCTCTGTTACAAATTGTGCTAGTAATTCAATATCTGTGATTTTTAAGTTAGGATAAACTTTAGCTAGATATGTTTTTTTCTTGTGTTCTTCTACAAATGCCTCAGACAATTCTCTGTTATCATCACTTGATAATTTAGGATATATCTTAGAGTAATAATCACTTATGTCTTTTATCTTTGCAGTTTCTTTCAGTTGTGTTATCTTATTTGATAAATGAGGTATCCACTGATGAAATTGTTTGCCGGCGCCCGGGCTACATGCACATAACATCAACCATTGCAGTTTTGGATTCTTTTGTACATATTCATTAAACAGGTGTTTATTCATTGCGGCATCAACACTCATTACATAATATTGTTGCAAGTCTGTTGATCCTTTAATTGCGCTCATCCAGTGAGTCATCATGTAAGGAACAAACTTCTTTTGCTGTTCTTCACTCAATCTATCATAATAGCCATAGTCTTTTTTGTCCAATGCCGTTAATGCATCAAACAAATCAAAGTCTTGTTTTTCAAACTTTTCGTCAGTTGGTGTCTTACTTTTTGTTGCCATTTCTTCTTCTTTTAGATTCAATTGAACTTACTTGAACAAATTCCCATTGAATCATAGGTTTATTTTGTGCTATCATAGCATTTTTCATAGTCGAAAACAATTCTTTCGGGATTCTCTTACTATTTCCATTTTTATCGGTTACAGTTACTTGCCCGGAGGATGCTTTACTCCAAACATCACCGCCCTTATTTTCTTTTTTTCTCCCGATTTCTCTACGTTGTTCCGTTGTTAATTTTCCTAAAGAATTTTTATATTTTTCTAGCTTTTCCTCTTTAGTTAATAGAGCAAATGTTTTTTGATATGACCGTTTTCCTGATTCAACCATCTTTTGTTTAGTCTCTAATGTCATATTCTTTTTAGCATTTTTTAAAGCTAATTTATGATTAGGGGATAATTTTTTACCTAGCCAATATCCTTTTGCTTGTTTTCCACCGTAACCGGTTTCTGGTTTTAAATTTGCCCATTCATTACTATCTACAACATCCCATAAATCACTATAGTATGTACCCCAATATTTCACTTCTTGTTTATCACTGCACTCTTTGAGAATTTCTGTATTATAATCATTCCCGTGTACTCTTAAATGTTTTAACCAGTACTGACCAGATCCCTTATATTTAAATGGATCAGATTTTCCAGTGTAACCTAAGTATTTTAAACCCGTGACAGTATGTGTTTTGACATACAAATAATAAATAGTCATGCTGATTGCTCCTTTTTAGCATTAGAGTAGTTGGGAACGCCAATTCCGCGAACTACACAAGTATTTATCTTACCAAGCTAAATTATAGTCTACAATTTCACAATTACGACTAATCTCCTTTACAAAATACACACATCTTGGCTTCTCATCATCATCAATTGGTACGCAAAGAAACTGACCATTCTTTAATCTAGGTGCATACCATGTCACATCGTGATAGATGTCTACAATTTCAATATCTAAAAAGCTAGGTCTAAATGCAGTTAGTGGATTAAACTCAAATGCTTTGAATCCCCGATCATTGATACTGGTAAGAGGCAATGTCTCTAAATCACCAATCTCTGGTTCACCTATTAGTATTTGCCAATCTACTGGCATCTTAATGATACGATTACCTATACGCAATACCAATGCAGGGCTATTGAAACTTTCTAAGAAAATTAGAGGAATATAATGATAATCTACGTTTTGCGGATTGCTATTGTCTAAAATAGCAAAGCGTAGGTCATCAATTTCATCTGGTAATGTTTCTAAATTAAAATATTTGTTTGTGTCTAGTTGGAGTATTCGCATGTTGTTATTATAACACTTTCTTATCTGTATGTCAATTTTTCTAGGTCAAACGGGTAATTAGCCTCGTTGTAAAAGGCTTTACGTTGTGTTAAATGTCGTTTAGCAAATTTGCATGAACTAGTAATATCCCATATCATAACATGATCTTTGTCTTCTGCTTTTCTTATGCCACGCCCAATAGACTGTATAACCCTGACAAAGCTTTTTCCGGGTTCAATAAGGACCAAATTAAAGATGCGAGGAATATTAATACCCACGGCAGCAACTCCATACGTTGCCACAATAATTTTATTAGTGCTAGTAGCGATTTCATCGTACTCTTCCTTACGTTCTGTTAATTTAGTTTCACCCGAAACAAACACACTATCGGGTAATCTACTTATGAGTTCTTTGCCTGCATTAACTCTATCTACTAGAACAAGAGTATTCCCGGTTTCGTTAATTTCTAAAATCTTCTGCGATATTGCATCAAGTCTGTGTGTATCTTCAAGTAAATGTTTTAACTCACTTTGATAGTTTGTAAACTCAACCTCGTCTTTTAATTGTATGATCTTTACGTGACATTGTGCCAACACACCTTGATCCTGCAATTCACTTGCACTTAATTTACTGATAACTGGGCCCAAACTCACATACAATGATTGAGCCTCAAATTTAGCTTTAGGAATAGTACCGGTCAATCCCCAACGAATCGGTACCTCACTAAACACTCCAGTCAATAAAGTTTTTAATGCATCTGCTTTTGCCATATGAACTTCATCAACCATAATGCAAACAACACCTTCAATGAACTCACCAATTGGCACTTCTGCTTCGCCACTTTTAGTATTCTTTAACATGTTGTTTAAACTTTGCCAAGTACAGATAGTATGTGTTTTTCCATATTCTTTTCTATCACCAAAGTATACGCCCACGTCTAATCCAAGATTAATATAATCAGCTTCCGTCTGTGTGACTAAACTCTTATTGGGGACAATCACAATACTGCGTCCATACTTTTCTACAGTATAACTAAGTGCCGCAGTCATCAATGTTTTACCTGCACCTGTTGCAATCTCCTGCAACGATTGCGGGTTCTTTAAGAAGTTGTTTACAATGTTGATTTGATAATCACGCAACGTGACAGGCTTACCTTCTTGTGGATGACCCTTAGGCCAATTCTTATGAATAAAAGTCGATTCGGACACTTCAGCAAATTCAAATGTTGTGGAGTATTCACGTAGATCATCTAATTCTATATCATACCCTGCACGATCTAGCACTGGTAGTATTTCAGGTAACAAGTTAACATAAGTACTTCCACCTAAACTAAAATAACTTACCTTACCATTCCAACGGCCTAATCGTACTGCAGGTAAATATCTAGCACCAGGTACATCATACTCAAACATCTTCATCAATGCTTTACGTTCAGCTAATTCTAAGCCTTCTAATTTTACATTCACTTCATCTTTGATGATTAGTTTACATGTTTTCATATTTCTCTTTTAATGTTTTTTCTAGGTCGATTGGCTGACTATCTACCAAAAATATAGTTTTACTCAATACATCGGTACTAAAACTAATTAAGGTTTTGTAACCTGGATACCATAATGTAAAATCAATGATAACAGGAAACTTATATTCTCGATTTAGTTTAATTGCTTTAGATTCAGTTTTTGCATCAAGCCAAACAAAGTCTATATTGTTCTTTGCGAGTTTATCTTTCAGTATATGTTTTTTATGCAACTTACTACTATTGACATGTGCTAATATTACTAAGTCACTACCTATTGCATTGATATAACTCACTACATCATCAAGCTTGCTAATATCTAGTGTAGGGTTAACTTCTGTTGCTAGTATGATATTTTTAGCATTTTCATTGGTTTCACCGCATACTTTTAATAAGTGTTCACTGACTGAATCATCAATAGCAACACCACAACTTACTAATTTAGCAAGTGTAGCAATACTCACTTCTTGATTCAGCAAATCATGTATTGCATTATACAAGGGTTCATTAATAGATACAACATAATAGGAATTGTTAGTATATATTAGTGTTGGATTCCAATACTTAGAGTCTTCGTATTGACTAAACTCTGCTATAACATTCTTAATGATATTGCAATAATTGGTATTGTTAAAGTGCTTTTCTGTATTGTGAATAATGTATTTAAGTGTTGCCTCACAGAAAGGAGTATACCAAATTCTTTTATCACGATCCCAAACTATATTAACTTTGTATTTCTTAAGTGTGTCAACATACTCTTTTTTATAAGGTGTACGTATAATGATTTGATCATCTTCTACGTTAATATGTGCATCAGTATATTGAGGTATGCTTTGTATAGGATTAACTGTCCATGGTAGACCAATCAACTCATTACTATCTAATTCATGTTTGGCAAATTGTTTGTGATATCGCACAATGATTTTATCCAATAAACTTGCTTGATTAGAAGTTAAAGGAGTTTTCATATCTCTAACATTAACCAAAAACTTTTTATCATACGTGCCTAAACTAATATGTTGAGCCATGAAATAAATCAGTTGCTCTTTGGTTGTTGGTTTTACAATTTTAGTCATATATCTATTATATACTTATATACAGGGCACTTCAATAATAAAGGTAAAAAAATAGGGACCGAAGTCCCTATAAAACTCTTTTGGAGAGAGAGTAAGTTATCTAGTCATGCAAGTACTAACTGCAAGATTTTTCCAGTTAGTAGGGCTAATCTTAACTAAGTCTGCAATTTTCAAACACATACGCAAACTTAATTCACGTAGTCTAGGAAGATTTTGTTCCATGAACTCTAGGATTTCTTGAGGTTGATTACCATCAAAATCATAGTCTTTGAACAAACCACCGTCAGCATCCCTATGCACTTGCTTAATACGCAACAACTTGTCACGCTCACTATCAATTGTCAAGTCTAAGAAGTGACAACGTGACTCAAGTGCCTCCAAGTGATCTTGCAATTTCTTGCTTTTAATACTTGAGAATTTCAAGTTTGTGATGAACACAGCACTACCATTGAAGTTGAAACTGTCGGGGATACCTTCTTGTCTCAATAGTCGTGAATCACTATTCCAGCAAATCTTTCTACGCTTACCTGAATCAAGGGCAGCCTTAAGAATGTTCAATGCCAAGTCATCTTGAAAAACTGAATCACAGTCATCAAACACTAACACATTTTTACTATCAGAATATCTATACAATTGTGCATACAATCCAAGAGCAGTCATTGCACCTTTTACAATTGTAAAACGTACTTTCTTACCTGCAAGCTTGTCAAACATACTTGCTTTTTCCAATTGCAATTCAACACCATATGATTTACCAACTCCAGGGGGGCCTGATACAATCATAGCACGAATGTCGCCATTGATGGCCGCTTTTGACATTTCATCCAATACTGCAAATCGTGTTGCAATACGGTCCATTGCTTGCTCATCAGTTTCTGTAACTGTTGCTGTCTTTGCTTTAAATTCAACTGTCTGTGTCATATCTACCC